CTTGATTTGCTGTTTACATTGATTAACAATTTACAGGAATTACCTATTTATCTTCTTTTTTGTTTGGGAGTTGTTTTATTTTCATTATTTTTGCTGTAAATAGACTTATGTGTGTTTGAGGGGTATATAAGGGTCATATAAAGAAGATAAAGAAGATAAATATATCTTTTTACCCTCAAAATTAAGTTGAGAGGCTATAATTTTTAATTCGGCAGCCTATAAGAGGTATGGTTATCGTCTTTATCGGAGACTGGATTTAAGGTAATTTAAGATATATGGAAAGGAGATTGTTGAAGGATTACATATTTGGTATGTTGGATAAATACAGTGATGGTTATCGTTCTGTTTTTAAAGACATTTCTTTGATAAAAAGTAATCCTGAGCGGGTAGACCGTTATGGCCGTAGGATTCCCGAGATGTTCAGGGAAGGTTTCGGGGTGGTTCGTTATCCGGGTTCTCCGGAGGCAGCTCTTTTTGTTTTCACGGGGAAGATATATGAGCGTGTTGATAAGATGGTGATATATGATGCCGTGGACAGGTGGCTTGAAAGCATGGGTGTTTCGGCTTTGGACAGGAACAACAAGAATATGTGGTATTACATGGGTCGTATCGTCAATGTGATACGGGATCATGAGTTGAGGCCGGAGCTCAGCGTCATGTGTTTTGAGAATTGCGTTGTTGACATGAACAATTTGAAAGTTTATTCTCATTCTCCCCGTTTCGATTGTATAAAGATGTACCCGTTCAAATATGACCGGAAGGAGATTTTCAATTGCCATACATGGAAAGCGTTTCTTGGTGAGGCGTGGTTACCTTCGCAGGAATTGGTGTATTGCCGGAAAAGCATAAGCGCAGGATATTGCAGATGTTCCTCGGTGCCTGCCTTGTAAATCGGAAAAATATTTCTTTCGAGTATTTCCTTATTTTGCAAGGGACGGGAGCCAACGGGAAAAGCGTCATATACCGTGTGTTGAAAGATTTGTTTGGGGACGACGAGATTTTGAATATAAAGTTGAGTCAATTTGCCCGTACCGGGGACGAGCAGTTACGGGCTGCCTATTCTATGGACGGGAAACGGTTGATGTATTGCTCGGAAAGCAATCGGGGAGATTTCAAGGATATGAGCATCATAAAGGCTATTTCGAGCGGAGAACCTATTGCTTGCAGAGGAATAGGCGGGAATATCACGATGATGCAACGCCCGCCGGTGATGCTCTGCAATTCCAATTACCGGTGGAAACCAGAAGATTTCTTGAATAGAGATGATCCGGAGGACGAGAGTGTACAAAGGCGGGCCATTGTGGTGAATTTTGAGAAAACGATACCTGTGGATCGTCGGGACACTCTCCTTGCCGAGAAAATGAAAAGCGAGCAGGCCGGTATCTTCGCATGGATAGTCAAGGGGTTGTGCGAGCTGAAAAAGAATGGTTGGCGTATGCCCGAGACCCTTGGCGGGAAGATTGATGCCAAATTGAACCGGATACGTTCTACGGCGAGGGGGCTTAATGGGAAAGTCGTTGACGGGAGTGTCTCGGAATATCTGAAATATAAGCACTGTTCCCCGGAAAAACGGGAGGAAAGCGTCCTTTTGGAATATACGGCATCCGAGATAAAAAAGAACTATGACCGCTTCTGCAAGAAAAACGGTGTGGTGGGCGTAAGTTTGAGGAAACTCGGCATAGACTTGTTGTCATTGGGATATGAACGCAAGAAGAGTTCGGAGAAGAATTATACGAGCGTATATACTCTTTGGTGTGATGATCTGGAAATTGCGGAGCATTTCATGGGACATGTCCCGAATGTGGCGGAGGCCACGAAAAGTGAGTTGTATGAGGGTTGGGATTATACCGACGAGGAGTTTTTGGAGGATAATGATGAAGATAATTTGGAGGAATAAAATATGAGTGAGAAAAAAGTATTGGCGAGAGTGGGTAATTTCCAAGTAACGGGAGAGTTCGGGGACGGGCATGATTGGATTTCCGTGAAAGCGGTGTCTGGTTTTTGGACATTGCGTTTACGGGACGATAACCGAATGTTTGCTTTCCTTACGCAGCTTTGCTCGGACAGGGATTTACGCCCGTACCTTGAATGCTGGATAAATGCGAATTACGTGATGACAACATCTACTCCGGACTTGGAATATTATGATGTTTTTTTTGAGGCTTATTCGGCTTTCCAAGAAAGGGAGAGGATTCGGACTCAAAGGGAAACGCCGGAAGAGAGCGAAGATGAGATTCTGAGGGAAATGAAAACCATGCAGGAAATGACGGACGAAATTAAAAAGGAAAAATAGTTGTATATATCGTATATATTATATATATTTGCAGCGTATTAAAACCTGCATTTATGGAAGCAACGATTAAGAACCGCAAAAGGAAGGTGATAGATATACCGAATGATACATTCCGTTATTTGTCTATGAAGGCGGCTGCCAAAGGTACGAACCTAAAGAATTATATTGAAAATTTGCTTGCCATGGACGTTATGGATATGGTTGGTAACATGAATGACGAAGATGCGTATAAGTGGCTGTCTGAAAATGTACCGGAAGGTCATGTAATGGCAGATGAGAAAGAACAGGGGGAATTTGAAGAATGGTTAGGCATTAAAAGGAAATGAAGGTAAAGTATTCCAAGTCTTTTATGAAGGCTGTACAGAAACTGTCCGGTAAAATGCGACAATCGGTAACAGATGTCATTCAAGAGGTTGTGGATGCGGAGGGTATAGAAGGTATAACGGATTGTAAGAAACTTGTAGGCTATAAGTTTATGTATCGCATACGCATTGGGAGTTATCGTGCATTTTTTGTATTTCATGTGCATATAGAAAATGATGTAGTTGAATTTGAAT